ATTAGCTTTCTGATTACCATTCCAGTACCTGATTGACTTTCAATGTATCTGGTGTTATCAAGCTTACTGGTATAGATATTCCAAGTATCATCTTGATAGAATTTATCTCTTGTTAGAATCTTTTTGAATATTTCATTTGAAATATCATCTACAATACGTTTTCCCCCACCACTAGCGAATCTTGTGACAATATCAATTGTCATATTTGCACTGTATCCGTAACCTGAATTATAAAGGGTGGGGGTTAAAGTCAAAGAGGAAATTATGATGTACGGTGCTTTGGCATCATCAGGTACAACATCATAAACAGGTATAAATTTACCTGCAAGTACTGAGATCTGATTATTGAGCTTGTTAAAATAGGCTTGCCTATAAATATTACTTGGGTCTAGTGCAAATTCATTCATTACCTATAAATAGGATAATGGAGCTGTTACACTGGTTGATATATCTTAATAATATTAATTTAAGGTCTTAAACTATTCAATAATTTTCTATGAAGATTCTGTAATTCTGAATTAACAGCAGGATGAAAATATGGCATTGGTCTAATATTAACTTGCTTCACATCATCTCCTTTGAATTGAATTGCAAAATCTTCAAATCCACTAGGTACATCAACATTAGTTCCTGTACCATATTCAATATATGGTGCATAATGCTTGTTAAATCCAACATCAGCAGACAATCCATCACTACCATATAAGATATATCCACTCTGTGCAATACCACCTACTGAATCTTTAAAAGGTATTTGCGCTAGGTTCTGTTTACTTTTCCTCTCGATGTTTATGGCAGTCTCTGCGATGGCTTGTTTAGCTTCTGTTTCATTCTGTCGGGCTAATCTGGCTAACCTATCAAGGGCAGTATCAAGCCCATTCACTGATATATTAAAATTACTTCTTGTTCTCATAACTATAAATAGTCACCAGATCTATAAACACAAATAAATAATAAAGCCCCCACTTATCAGCGAGGGCAGTCATTCATTTTCCATAAAAGTAATCCTAGACTATTTCTTTTTATTTGGTGCTTGTGTTAATAAGGCACCTGCTAAAGATTTTGATACCTTAGAAGAATTTGGATTAGATAACACTTTTGCGGCAACCTTTGCCATCTTAGGTGATGTTTGTTCGTTTTTAGCCATTGTTATATTTGATTTATCCTCAGACTTAATTATCTGATAAAGCAAATATACCCCACACATTAAGCGTTTAATGAAATAAGTTGTTAACAAGTCTAGCTAATTATTAACACTAGCGCAACAACTTGACAAATAAATTACCTCAACATAGATTGAAAATCAACTAATACTTTATTGATAATCTTGGTAAGGGTCTATCTCTTCTGGTACATTTGTACTATTATCTGATTCCGATGCAATAAGCTTAAATTCTTTATTCAATTCATCAATATTAATAATAGAATGAATGGTCAAATTCTTTCCTTTCATCTTGATATTGTGAGATTTTAAGATTGAAATATCTGACCTAAATCTCAAATAAATCTCATAATATCCTTCTAATATCAATTGTCCTTCCTGCAATGTCCTAGTCTCATCTTTAGTGATGATATGAGCATAATCGCTAAAATCTAGCGTATAATGAACATATGTACCACCTTGCCCATTACTGACTTGATTAGTTGACCAGAATTCAATCAGTTGATTATATTTCTTAGCATTTTTCATTTACAAAATAATGTTAGTACGGAACTGGTTCAAGATTTTGATGGTGCTATTACTTAGAATATTACCACCATTCTCAGGGTCTAAATAATTTTCTCGATGCTGATAATTTGATGCAATATCCTTTAGCAAGGCAACATCAATTAAAGCATTAGATTCACTGGTTATTCTTGTAGCCTGTATCATCGCAGCAGCCTGTAATAGATTGATCAATTCATCATCATTATTATTGTCGGGTGCTATGTGTAAATATTTTTTAATAAGGTCTATTGTCATAATATATATATGTATAAAAAAAGGTGATGGATTTACCCACCACCTTCAAGTATTGATTATTGTTAATCCTTAATTAGGATTTAATTTTAGTGATTGCAGTACCAAAATCACCCGCTACGAATGCACCTTTATGGTATACAGGTAAAGCAATTCTTTCTTCTGCTGTGATTGTGATCAAGCCTTTTTTAGCATTTTCACCATCAGATGGCCAATAAGAAATAGTAACTCCTTGACGTTCTTTAATCTCTGCACCCATACGGAAATCACCCACAAGGAATTTTCCTTCGCTGATGGCTGTTGACTCAACAATTGGCACACCTGCAACACTCATATTTCCTGTTGGAAATAAATAGTTACCTGTACTATCCTTAGCTAGCTCAAGTTTTGTTTTGTCTTGGGGATGTACTAAAATTGCAGATGCTGAATAGTTAGCAATAGCAACCATATTAACAGCAACTCTCAAAACATCGTATTCTTGGGTAGATCCAGAAGCTGATACTGGCACTTTGTAAGTAGTGGTCAAAAATGATAATGCAGTAGTTGCAACACCTTTAATATCGCCAACACCGAATAACAATTCATAATCTTCTTTTTCTGCTAGCTTCGCTGGTACTCTATTAGCCAAATAGCTAGATAAACCATCAACATCAGATAGCATTTCTTTTGAAACTACCAAGTGAGTAGAAATAGTGGTAACCAAAGCACTTTTTTGTTCAACTGCAAATGTAGATTCACCGCTTGCTACACCTTCTTGTTTTATCCCTGCTCCGTTAGTATAACCTGTTTCTTCAACATATTTTACAGCATCAGAACTAGTAGATCCTACTGCAAATAATTGTCTAGCATTTACTTTTCTGTTAGCGTAACCCGTAACACCTGCACGGTATTCAGGAGACATATCATTTTGAGGCTTAAGAGCAGCTGCTTTTAAGTCAAATTTGAAACCTTTAGCAAGTAATTCTGGATTAGTGCTTGATAGATTATTTTTCAACTCTTGACCAAACGTTAATCCCTTAACTGTCAAATCAATATTCTTTGCAGATAATTGGTCAAATTGATCTTGAAGACCTTTAATTTCGTTCTTTAATTCGTTATTAGACTTTTCTAAGTCAGATTTTATTTGAGAACCTAGGTTCTCCATTTTTTCATTTAATTCCATTTAATTTTTGTGGACTTGGTATTATATCCTTTGAAAAAGGATTCTAGTAGTTCTAAATCATTGTTCTTTTTAACCTCAACTTCTATTGCTTCATCTATCGGGTGTGTATCTTCCAGACTGTCTTGCAACGGGTTTGGCTCTTCAACTGATTTGGTTGATAAATCAAGGAATGCGGTTTTTAACTGATTCAGATATATGTGTAATAGTTGTGTTGTCTCAGGAGTTATTTCAGCCTTCAACATTTTTGATACTTTGTCAAATTGACTAGTAATTGATTCTTGATCTGCGAATTGAGACTTGAACCCAAGGAATGGTGTATTGGCGTTTGCTCCAAAAGTGACTGTTGAGAATTCAAATAATTTTACCTCTTGAATTTCATTGTAACTACCTCTGTTAGCACTTTTAATGGTTTGAAAACCAATGGAGTGTTCATTTATAATACCTTCATTATAAAGGGCTAGAACATCATTACCAAGGCTTGTATTTGCTATTTTAGTCTCAAAGTATAAGCCTTTCTCATCTTCTTTTAGAACTGTAGGTCTACCTAATACTTGAGTAATATCGTGTTGATATAAGTGAAAGATTCTAGGGTTAGCTGAATCTGGTCCATTCTCCATCAAGGTTTTTGCAAAACTTCCCTTTACGATTAAATCGCCATCACTATCAACATTATTGAATGTGCTGCAATATCCGCTGATAATACGGCTGTCAACATCTACATCAGTGATATCAATTGTGAAGGACTTAGTAAGTAATTTTTTGGTATTGTTACCCATTTATATCAGTGTCTTTCTGATAAATAGGTCGTGAGGTGGGAGTTATTAACAACTAATACTTAATAATGTATTAGTTATTATATTTGCGGGATAATTACAAATTAATGGCTCAAAGAATAAAGACGTTTTTCAGTAACAATTGGGTTGTCACAATTGGTGGTGGTACAATTTCAGGCTTATTGATTCTGATCATAGTAGATTTTTATAACAAGACACCTATTCTCACGTCAGTTAAATGGGTATTCCAACATTTGGTATCTTTCACCACTTTGATATTGAACTATCAAATAAAAATATGGTGGTTGTTGCTCCTTTTTCTTATATCCTATATTCTAATAAGAATTTATTCCAGTTACATAAATAGTAATACAAGTGAAAAGGAAATTAGCCAAGATAAAATGGATAAAATCTTAAAATATAAAGCTGATAAATTTTTAAACTTTACTTGGGAATGGCAATGGATTTTAAATGAAAAAATTAATGATTACGAAATTAAAAAAATCCGCCCCTGCTGTCCCCATCCCGAATGTAAATACACTCATATGGATTTTGACCATCAGTCATATACAAGTTTTATTTACATATGTCCAAAATGCTGTGAACGCACCGAGGTAAGAACTTCTATTTTTGGATCGATTAATGATCTTATAGAACTGAAAATTTTGGAAAAAGCAAAAACACTATAAACCCTACTGATTAATTTCAATAAGGGTCTAGCTTTAATCATCCAATCTTATCTGATCATCCATATCAAACGGATCAGGAATTAACCCTTTTATTTCAGGCTCTTTTTCAAAAACAAAATCACCAACCTGTTCGGGAAATTTAACCGTATGTTTTATTTTATCTTCTAATATTTCCAAAGGAATTCCAAAAGGAAAAGCTTCACAGGTTTTTCCCTCATCATTATTAAACCATACACATCTTTTACATATCATATTTATAAATATCTCCTTATTTGGTTAACGTCAAATACCTCTCCAGAAACTCTGAAATATATCTTGGTAGTGAAGCATCCTTGTTCATAAACATTACGAAGGATTCACAAAAGAACTCTGCTTTATCTGTTGAAGCGTAATAACTTATTTTGTGAATATCCCCATTATTTATAGCTGTGTAATACAGCTGATTCATTTCACTATTTAAAGCTATTGCCATATCATTTATTTTACCATCAGGTGTTAACATCTGCTTATTAATGCTTCTAATACTGTTTATTAATCCTGTACGCTGATCGTGCAACACGTGACCAAATTCGTGATAAACTGAATCTTTAATTATTGATTCTTCTGTATAACTAACTGTGAATCTTTTAAATTTCTTTCTATTTTCAAGATCTGCTAATTGTTTTCGATAAGTTTTTATAAATCTTGGATCAGTGGTTTCGCTCATCCATTGAGTAACCTTCGCAATATTTAAATCAACGTTGGTTAGATAGTCATCAACTGCTTTTCTGTGAATTTCTTTTGATTTCTCTAATTTAGTGAATTTTGAATGATTGATATTCAATGTATTATAATTGGCAGACATCATTGCATTTTTATTAGCTGTGTTCTTACCAACATTCTCTAAGGTATTGAAAGGAAATCTTTGTTTTAGATTAAATATAGCTTCATTAATTTCATTTACAACCTTAACATCTTTAATAAATGAGTAATCAACATTTTTACTAATCTTATTATCCAATATAAAATTTTCAGCTTCCAATAAATTCTTAGCAGGTGTAAATCCTGATTTAGCAGGTTGAATGATATTATCAAATAATTCGGGTTGAACTGTTGGTTTAGGCTTAGGTGTTCTTGGCTTTCTTGGTTTTTTAGTTGGTGATGGATTTAAACCAACTGGTATTACCTCACTTGCAGGAATAAAAGCAACCGTACAACGACAATTACATATATTATGTGCTTTGGCTCCATTAGATGAATCCCCAGGTTGCGACATCTTTTCACCACCAACTGAAAATAAATCATCAATCGGTATTGGTGCGCTGTCAACCATTCCTGCGTGTGAATCACGTGTTCTACTATCTCCACTACGTGCAATCCATTGTTTATATAGAACTAAACCAGACGACCTTGCAGCATACATTGCCCCAAGATTTGATCCTACGGCATTTTCTGTACGTGCTATTAGTAAGGCTCGTTTTTTTGTTGTAATACCATCAGCTTCATCTAATAATAACTTAGCTATTTGTTTGTGTGATAGCTGATCCTTAACAGCATCATTCATTACCTGCCTTATCTGGTTACGTGTGGTGTCGGTTATACCTTTAACCTTAGCTGCGCAATCAGTAGACTGTGTGAATCTTATAAATTCTTGCTTCCAATAATTGGTGTGATCTGGATGATCATCTGGAGTAGGTATATATTGCTTTTTAGGCTTCTTATCTGCTTTTGTTTGAATATTTAATGATTTACCCTTTTGTTTTGGAAGTGAATTAGTTACCAATAACCCCATTGAAATACCAATACCATCATAGATTTTAACCAGAATATCCAATGTATCTTGCTCACTTACAAGTAACTCAATTGGTGTATCAGGCTTACTTAGATACTGCTCACTAGCACGTTTATAGATACCCTTAAAGCCCTTCAACACTACCTGATAAGATAAGCGTTCATATTTTTTAATAAGGTCATTATAGGCTCTGTAATAGCGTTTTACATTCATTTAATATTAGAGGGTTATACAATAACCCCTGTTAAAAGGGGTCTTAAATTCTATTGGTAATCAGATAAATCTTGGTTACCAGTTGTATCAATATCGATTGAAAGTTCATCAATCGGGACTAGTCCTTGTGGTACTAAATAGGTATCCATCAATTTATTAGAAGTATCAGCACCGTATTTACTAGCAATACGTTTTTCGTTCCCAGTAACCCACCACATCTGAGATAATTGACCTATAATCTCAGTCATATCACCTGCAAGCTGTGGTAGTACACTTATATCAAAATCAATAAAATACTTTTTACCATCTGCTTTTTCGTAGGCAGGTAAAATCCATTTGTTTAAAGCATCTCGTAATGAGGTTAATTCTGGCACTACCGTATCATATATGAGGCTTTTTTGAGCAGTTTCAAAATTTAAAAATGTTTTATCGTCACCACCAAGAAGCAAAGAAGGGAAACCGTAAATATTACATAGATCTTGTTTAGTAAGATTTAAAGAATCTAAAATCATCAAATCTTCGGTTGGTTGTGCGATCTGAGTCCATTTTAAATCTGCACTAGCTACCATAAATTCACCATTTTCTGCATTTGAGAATCGGTCTTTCAATTGTTGTAATTGTTCTTCGGACGCTGCACCAGATGCATCAGATAAAAATCCATAAGCACCCTTATTATCTAATATACTTGCTTGGGACTTATATGCTGTATTATGTAATTGCATTACTTTTAATGCTGCTTTCAATGGGCTTTGTCCGTAATGTTGCAAGCCACTAGAGAAATCTGGATTCCAATATTTAAGATGGCAGATTGATTCTTTGTTGATCCTTGTATTTCCTCCAATTATATCATAATAGTCTACCTCACTTGGGTTTAATGATATGATATTCATCAACTGTGAGGGTAATACAGTCATACCAGTGATTAAACCTTTGTTTTTACCTAATTCTGGACTTTGCCCATATATGTAACTATTACCAGTTATTAGCTTATAACCAATATAATTCTTGATAAAATCTGAAAATGATTGATTAGGGTTAGGTTGTTCTAATAGGTCTATAATCTTATGAGAATCTACTTCTTTTAAGGATTGAGATTTAGTCACAAAACCATCATAACTAATAAGGTTATTACTCTGGTTCAACGCCTTATATCTCTTTAAACTTCTATCGTTTTTTATCTCATATAAATAAAAAGGAACTGCAGACATTTTTTCTGATATCTGTTTAACTATACTGTAAATAACAGGATTTCCAGCGTAACCAGATGTAATATATTGTTGACTATTGTCATTCAACCAATTGATCCCACCATTGCCGATGATTGGAAATGTGATTGGTGTGCTTTGTGCCTTTTGTTTTAATGATGGCTCATTGTTTTTGAAAAATAAATTGTAGAAAAATCCCACTTGTTTAATTATTATACTTTATGGCTTCGCATGGCGAAGCACATTCATTGACTATTATAAATAGTCTGGTCTTGGTCTAATCGTTGGTTTTTAGACGAAAAAGAATGACTTTTTTAATTCCAAATACTCTCTCATAATAATTGAGTCTGAAAAATCTGGAGAATGCCCTATAATTGATTTTATTATATCCTTACTGACTACCTCTAATTTTCCTGTATCGTTATCAATGTTGGTACGCTTCAATTGCTCGAGTTCCTTGATTATATCCTGCTTGTATGTTGCATCCTTTATATAATAACCACCACTTGCAGCCCTCTCACAGAATTTATAAATACATTGAGTTTTGAGGTTTTTGTAATTTTCGTTATTCAAAGCCTTAGCCCCATTATGGAATGCCTTCGCTCCAACTAAAAAAGAACCTACGAAATTTCCAACCCCATCTGCATCATATACTATTCTACTTTTTGGAACTTGATAGGTATTAGCCATATCTTGAATAGCATCAATTACTTGCTTTCCATCTGATTTTGGCACTACTTTTATTTTCTCAGCAACAAATCCCGACCAGTAAGTTATTACCATCTTATCAGCACCCTGCATTGCAATATCTGCTGTGATAGCCTTGTTATTATCATCTGGCAATACGTGACTATTAGTAAATAAATCAAGTATTTGTTCAAATTCTAATAAGCTACTTGGATCATTATCATAGTCCCAATTACCAAATAATAAACGCTCCTTACTAGCTTGATCTAGCGTGTGTAAGTTGTTAATATAGTGCTGTGATATATATGGGTTATCAGTAGCTAAGGCTTGTATAAACGCCTTATAATGCTCTAATTTATTGTCCTTGTGTAACTTGAAGAAGTTAGAATAAACCCAATTTTTTGAAGGGTTACAAGTTCCAAGAATCTTTGGAATTAAGCCATATTGGTCTAATTTGTAACGAATCCTGGACTTAACAATTAACCAAGCTTTTTCTGAAATTTGGTTACACTCATCGATGAATGCCCCAGAAATCTCAAGTGATCCCAAATTGTCAAAATTAAAATCTGAAGGGTATTGAAACAGGTCTTTTAAGATTATCTCACTGCCATTGTAGAATTTAATGATACCAGATTGTTGATTATAATTATACTCCTTCCCTGGTCTTAACCCTTGGATCTTACAAACATCAAATAATGAGTTTAAAGTAGTTTCCTTTAAGCTTTTTAATTTAGACCTACCAATTAACCAACGTGTACCCTTGTATTTAAGGCAATTCTTTAATACCCAGTAACAGCCAACAATGGATTTACCGCCACCTGCGCCACCTCCAAAGATGATTTCAGTGGTAGTTGAATCTTCAAGTATATCAAGGACTTGGGTTTGCTTTTTGGTCAGATTCAATTATTCAGAATCCTTTCCATAGGTCTTATTTTCAACCCATTGAATTTTATCACCACCTGATGTGTGATCTATATCAACCTCGCTTTTATCTTTCCAACCAAAGTTCTTCAGGGCGAAGATTGCACCTGCTGGATTTCTCTCGAATAATTGATTCTCATAACCTTGCTCAATCCGAGTCATAGCCCTTTTTATAGGGAAAGAAAACTTTGGTCGTTTCTTGTAATCCTGCAAAGATTGACGATCAGCAAATCCAAGAAACAAGGCTAAACCAGTGATAGTGATGCGCTCAGGGTATCTGATCCAAACATCAACCACCTCGATATCTCCAGTTTTTAAGTTTTCAATTTTTTTTGAAATCTTCTCACCTTTAATAAATTCAAAGTATTCATCAATTTTTGCTGCTAAATCATCTGGATTCTTATAAATCGGTGGTCTTCCACCTTTGTTTTTTTCTGCCATTAATTGGATGTTTACAATAAATAGCCTGATGTGGGGGTTAAAATGCTGATGATAACTGAACCTTATTCAGTATTTAAAATCATTCAATAGAGAATTGAAAGGAGTTACATCAATTCCTTGTAAAACAAATCAACTTATGTCAGTACACATTTTAGGATATAATACTTAGTGTAAGTTGAAATAAATCACTCATACAACTGTCGCTTACCACTTGCACAAAAAACAACCTCATTATCAATCAATTAAAAGATTTTATAGAGAAGTGTCCTTTTTCAGGGTTACAACCATAGATAAAGCTTTACCAAATTGAATTGATAACATAACTGATTTTCAAATCATTAACAAGCTTCTGACCTTTACACCCAGTAACGCAACTGTAGTTTACCAGATGAAAGTATTACCAGACCTTTGTTTAAAGCGGTTTTAGTTGTCCTTTCAAGGGGTGGGATTCGTAATTACTTTTGATAACATAATATATAGAGTATATGAGATTGAAATGTTTGACAATAGGGGTCATTGTCAAAACTCGCGCTAAAGTTAGAGGATAACAGGAATTAACTTTGAGGTCTGGATCGTCTGTATATCGTTTATACTTCGGCTATAGTTGTAGATGATCCTTAACTACCTTTATTCCTTTATGAATTGCAATTGGTAAAGGATTAGGAACGATAATGCCTGTATAGTCTATTGACAGCTGGTTAACCCCTGTGTAGATTTGTTGAGTGATTAAATGCGGTGATTTATAGATACAGGAATGATCATAATAGACTCATTAAAAGACAAATACAAGATTGTAAGTTTGATTATATATGTTGAAACGATGGATTTTAAGAAAATTTTAGGAGATTATTCACAATACTTTGGTGCAGGGTTTTTCTTGCGAGATTACCCAGCTTTAGCTGTTATTTTGATAATAGTACTAGCTTTAATTAACAAAGGGGTCGTGTCTGACTTGAATAGTAAAATGTTTACCTATCTTATGCGAAACCATAAACAAATTAAAAGCAAGGAGACCACCGATAAAAATGGTACTACTACAAAAATTGAATACTTTCCACCTAAATAAAAAACCCTCCACCAAAACTGATGAAGGGAAACATAAACCTAATGAGTAGTCAGGTTATTATATTTATATTAATGGCTTCAAGTTTATATTATAATGCATCTGCATTTTCACCATTAGCTTTTGGATCTCGTGTTGGTATTCTTGATGTACCACACAGTAGTCAAATGCTGAGTAGATTAATTGGCAAATCCATTCTTTATTTACGTTAAGGTACTCAGCTATAATCTTACCTTCAATATTATGATGCATCCTTGCCAAGAATGCGATTTTTCTCCTTGCTTCTGCTATATTACGCTTCCTGGTCCTGCTGAATAATTCTATTTTATTTATCTGATATTCATTAATTACGAAGTCGGTTATTAACTCTAATCTCTCCAGTTGAAGATCAGTAATGTATACTTTGAGATTTTTATACGTTTTTAATTCTTTCATTGAATACCTCATTTTTTAATTCTTCATTGAATTTTTTTATGAATTTATTGTCGAGAATAAAGACAATAAAGTAACATAATATTAAAGCTAATGCTAACGGTATAGATGCAACCAGTATTAAAACGACTGGTAGTATCACAATAAGACGACATAATAATTTATGATTTCGTTTTAGCTTTACTTTTTCTTTTTCCACATTTAATTCATCTGTTTTTAATTCTATGTTTTTCATTTTATTTATTACCTAAACTTTTAATTGCAAACTGAATATTCCGTAACTCATTAATAAGGTCATAGATTAAAGAAGTTGGTGTAGATGTGGTAATGTCTTTTTCAACCACATAAGCTTTAACGAGTGGTGTTTGTTCCAGTTGCTGCTCAAGCTCTTTAATTCTGTTATCCCTTACATTAATTCTTTCGTAATTTATTGACTGTATTTTACTGAGGCTTTCGGCAATAAACTTATAGTCACCACCTTTCATTATAGTGTCAGATAATACACGTGTGACACCGCTATAATAACTAGTTAAGTCTGATGCTAATAGTCTGTCTTTCATTTCTTCTTTACTCTCTTTTCTTATATTTTCCATATTATTTATAATTTATTTTTTCTTTTTCTTTTAAATTCAACTGCCTTACCAATAATAGCATACTATCAATTAGGGCTTGTTTTTCATTTTCCAATTTTTTGACTTTGATTCTTAAATTTTGACTTTCTGTTAATTCTTTACCTTCAAAGTTGTGAAACCACTGATTAAATAACTTCTCGTTTGTTTCCATCCAGTGGTCAAAGAATTGAGAATAATCCTTTACATCTTTTTTTAACCTCTCTATTTCTTCCATTTTATTTATTCTCTTTTATTCTACTTTCTTTTTCAATCCAAAACACCCAGATGATGATCACTATTCCTGCAATTCCTTGTAATATTTCCATTTTTTTTAATTATTATATATTTTAACAGCTGCTGTTAAAGGCAGTTCAATTATTTCTTTCTCGATGTGGTATTCATTATTTTGATATGTTGATTTAGGCATCCAAGTTTTAGTGACTTTGAACCCATTCTTTGCCATCTTGGTTAAGTCAAATAGATAAGATTTACCATCCGTAAACGTGACGAAATAGAATGCCTTACCCCTATTAGGGCTGTTTTGAGCTTGAATCAACAATGCTTTACATTTTTTAACCTCTAGGAATGTTGTCGGATAAGTTGAAGATTTCACATCCCTTGCTTTCACCTCAATGTACATATCTAACTGGTTGAATGGTGTATGCTCTGCAGTTGTACCGCTAACATCCCACACTCCATATTTATCATTATTACTTGTCCACTCCATACCAGTGTGGTGTTGTAGGTAAATTGCTCTTCCGAACTCTTCTTGGCTTAATATTCTTTCATCTAGATTTTTCATTACTATAATATGTTTGTGCTTATAACTATAAATAGTAGGCTAGTGAGTAAATGGAGATTTTTAAGAAAATATTTTTATCTTTATAGTAATGGATATAAATCAATATGTTGCTTTTACTGATGCTGTTGCCAATACAGGTAACATAATTGCTTGTGCATATGGATTATATTTGTTTGTTAAAAAATTTGCTGATAACTCGGATAAAAAAAACCTAATTATTTCCGCTATTGTAGAATCTTTATAAAAATATCAAACCTGAAATCCCTCAACTTTTCCTTTTTAAAAATTCACTTTGATAACCTGTTATCAGACAATATTTTTAATTTATTTTTAGTCATAAAAAAACCCCTTACCGATAAGTAAAGGGTGACATTATATATTTGAAAAATTAGCTAGTTGTAAACATCGTCATTCCCCTTTGGTAGGGTTTTAGCAATTACCTCTGAAGACTGATATTCAAGTTTATCACCTAATTTTAATGCATACTCATTCATTTTATTAAAAATGTATTTCTGGAGTCCCTTATAGGTTATGGCATAAGTTGATGCACCTTGTGTAATGGCACCAACTTGAATACCAATATTAGTACCCCAAGTACCTGTAATTGTTACTTTGCCATCCCTACAATTAATTAAATAGGCATATCCTGCATCGTTGGTTGATCTAATCTTTGCAGTTTTAATTTGAAATATATCACGATCCTGACTAAGAATCTCAATATCAAGATCTGCTAATGCTTGTTTAGCTTTGATAAAATTGGCTGCTGCTGTGAGTTCATTTAATACAATAATTTTATCCGAGTTTTTCGGAATTTCACTTTGAGAATATCCAATAAATGGAAGGAGGATCAATAATAAGAGGGTTATTTTTTTCATAATGTTTTTTTGGTAAGTTAATATTTTATTTTCTTAATCTCAAGCAATTCAAGTAGTTACACCTAAAACATTGCTGCTTGATGCTGATGGCTCCCTTGGTAGCTAAAATGATTCAAGAATTTCTGGTTAATAATTAATTTAAACTGCCATTGCTTTTCGCTCATCTTTTTGCGCTTGGTTTTGATATTGTTATAAAATGAATATTCCCAGTCTGTAATTAAATTTTTAACCTTCATCAATTCAATACAATCAACCGATATGGATTTTTTGATATCCTTTTTTAATTTTGTTAAACTATTGAAAATAGCTGTACCGTGATTAATATCCAAGAATTTCACAACACAACAATTACCAACCTCTGCTGTGTTCTGGTTAATATCATTTTTAATCACACACACATTTATAATATTCTGCTTACCGCAAAGACAGGTACTCCCCTCACGTTGGAATGCGTGATAATGTTTCCATTCCTTTTTTACTGTTAACCAGTCTGCAGATGTTGATAAGGCTGTGATTTCTCTAATTAATGTGTACTCGTTGTTCATTTACTTCTTTATTATAAATAGTAGGTTATTAGTTTATTAACTATTAAAGGGGTTCAACATGAACCCCACATACAACTAAAATATATCAGGATCTAAAAAAATCAAGTCTTCATCATTTATATAATTTTCATCAATTAACTCATCAGTTGGATGTTCAATTAAGGCTTGTTCCTGTATGGTTAAAACGTCCATATCTTCCACCAGTTGAACCAGATTATCTTCTTTGATATCTTTGTTGATGATGGATTTACGCTTGTTATAAGCCTTTATAATTAGTGCATTTGCTTGGTTTAAATCCTTAACAAAATCTTGAACTTGATTCCAATATTTAGCTACAGTTTTGATATTCATATTCGAGTTAACCGCTACATTTCTGATTGAAAGTTTACCATTAAATTCAAAGTTCCAGTCTTCAATTATTTCATAAAGTCGGTTACTTCCTTTATCGGCATACATCGCTGCCATGGCAGCGCCAATAAGTTGTGTCTTTTCCTCTTTTAATAATAAATTCGCAGGATTTAATAAAATTCTACGTTTAGTAATTTTAGGTGTTAATGATCCATTGTTTAATTGTTTAATTACTAAATCAACAAATTCCTTTATTTTCTCAATAGGTAGTGGATTTTCTGATATTCTAGAATTTACAGATTTGGCAGAATTATAAATTCTATCATATTTAGCATTGGGGTTAAGCCATACTAGATTTCTGATATAATTAATCATAATCCTTTTTCTTCCATCTTTTACCTGTCGGAACGGGTTCACACATTCTATATAATCTATACCCTCATCCCAATCTTGGATTAATTCATTATTACCAAAATTGAAAGATTTCATATTATTATATATTAATGGAGTATTATCCATTTTGTACCCAACCTCTAGGTTATGTTTCTTTTTTAAACTTCTTACAGGGGGGTTGGGTACAAAATGATTATTTATAGGTAAAACCTCATTTATAGTATTAAAAACAAAGGAATTATCATTTATATAGATATCTGGATCATAACTTAAAATTGAATACTGAGTAGGTTTGACTGCATTAGTATCATCACATTCAAGACCTAGATCATTTATGATATAATTGTAGGTTGATTTAAAATTATCAAGAGTTAGATCATCGACTCTAACCAAAAGAGAATAACCTAAACCACCGATTGATCTATAATAGCTGTATATTTTAGTCAGATCTAGGGATTCAATCTGGAAAGAAATATCATCGATATCAATGTATATTAATCCAGTACCAGATACATAGTTATCGTTAGATTTTCTGTCGGTGAATAATCCATTATATGTTACTGCAGGAAGGCTCGTTTTTAATTTATCATATTCGGTATTGAATACTTCAATCCCAGTTGATTTATATAATAATTTACATCTTCTGGCATTTTCAATTGTCTCAAGATGAGAATTCGATCCTTTGATAAGGTTTAACCAATCTGAAGATGTGATTGTAGACGTGATGTTTGGGCTATATACATTAGCGTAGGTGTTTAAGTTAGTTGTCATTTTAGTCTTTCTCTTTATTCAGTAAAATGTTATGATTAAGAGAATGGTCGGGAGCAACCCCGACCACTTAAACTAATAATGCATTTCGAACATTAAACTGTATATCAATAAATAGTGCGTAATAATTTTAATTACTGTTTATTGAAAAATATTTATTGATATCTAACTAAAATAGGTCAGGAATATTTTTTTTCAAGTCCCGAAGAAAAATAAATTGACTTTTATACATTATATATATAATATGTAGCCTTGTCCGACGATCTTATTAAATAAAAATGTTGAAAAATCGGTATCAAAACTACTTTAAACCGTATTTGATCTCAAAACCTAGGAACACTATATATTATATACAGTTCGAGGTGGATCAACAAAAAGTGTAATAGTTATAATAAAGTAACTTCTGACTCACATCATTCTATACATATATATGTATGATGCTCGTGTTGAAGAGGCAACTCATGTTGCCCTTTTTGAGGGCCCTAATTTAAATTTCACTTGAGTAAATTAGATACCTTTAAAATAAAAATAACTTCTCCATAAAATACATTTGGATATGCCAGATAATATTACTACATTTGTGTTGTTGATTACGGGTATTATTTCCGATTAATTATCTGTCTGAATAAGCTACAGACAAAGACATCATATTGAACGTTCTGTTCGCATCAGATGTAAATAAAAACATTAAAAAACAAAAAGTATGTTCTGCGTAAAATGTAGAGATGGAATTGCTATATCTAAAAATTTGGCTTTCATTCTCTGAAGGAACAGTTATGCCCTATAATTAACAAAAATTAAATATATAACCTTAAAATTAAATTATGACTAGAACAATTACAAAACCTGAATGGATTGAATTTTCAATCGAAGATTTATTGGAAGACGTTGATACTATTGATGACAATGGATTATCAATTAGGAATTTTGCTATCAATGAAGAGCAACTAACAATTGCATTATTTGGTTCAACATCCCAATATGGGGTAGTAAGATTGGAATTTTTAGCTACATCAGAAGAAATAAAATCAATCCTTACTGAGCCATTAAATGGAATTTCAGATTTTATAAAAAAAGAAGAAGTGCGGACTAAAATTTATGAAACTGTTTCTGAATAATTGAAATCAAATATAATGGAAGAAAACAAAAGACAAAGTCAAAAAATAGATTCAATAAAAAAATCTATTAAAAATCAAATGGATGAATTATTTAAGACTGAATTGGCATTGAAGTATTCAACAAATGGATTTAAAATTATCTTGTTTAAAGATGATTTTGATAATTGTTACACAGCGACAGCATACCAGCCAGTTGATATTCAAGAAGATTCATTTACACTTCTAAATACTGGCTGGTATCACCAACAATTTAAATTGGCTAATAGAGAAACAATCGCATATAATATTGCAGAATTTATATACAAGATAGAAAATCTTGTATAAAGTTAACCCCATCCAAAATATATTATAATAAACAGGCTACTGTAAAAGGTAGCCTTTTTCATTTAATGTGAATTATTATAAATTTTATACTTTTTATACTTTTATATATTTTATAATATTCTCACTTGATTTTTCCAGATCCTGCACTATTTTGGTTTTATAAATGCAGGAAAACAATCACATATCTCAACAACTACTGGAGCAGAACAAGATGCTAATCCAGATGATGGAGATGATGCGTGTGATGCAGGTTGAAAACAGTAAGCTCAAAAGTATGGTGTTAGATATAAATGCTAAAGTTAGTAACATACATAGAGTGTTTGACCTAGCACCGACTGTTAAAGTTGAAAAGCGAGTTAAAAAATTAAATCCTGCACAACAACGTTTACAGGACTTAGAAGATGCAGAAAATAGAGAAAGGATTGAAATTATGCAAAAGTTAAGACAAAAATTAAATCTAAACTAAAAAGCAAAATCATCAGCATTATCATCAAGAACCAACCCCAAATCATTATAAATGTATTTTTCGGTTATCGCAAAACTTGAATGCCTCATTTGCTTCATTAGTGCATCTTTAATTTCGTAAGTGGATTTATTCAATTTTTTAGCATTATTAATGAATTTTCTTGCACCTGTATGTTTAAAAGCATAAGGTGTTTTGTTTAGAATTATTTCATCTTTTTCAAATATTTCATCTTTCATCATTCCAAAAAAATGTTGAAACATCGAATAAGTCATAGCTTCATTTTTGTTGTCCAAATGATAAAATAGATAATACTCGTCTTTCAAATCATCACCAAAAAACTCATTTATATATTTATTCAGGACAGAATACAACGCAGGGTATATTCTAACCTTGGCAACTGCTCCATCTCTTTGACCTTTGGCAATATGTGCAGGGATATTGAAAACCCTGTTTTCTAAATCTAGATGCTCCAGTTTTAGACGAAAAATTTCAGAAAATCTAATAAATGAATATAGAATAGCTTTGGATATTACTTCATACTTTAAAGAGAATGTGGAAAAAACTAATTGCAATTCAGAGTCGGAAAAATGATTAAATCTAACTTCCTTTCTTTTTTTTAGTTCCTTATCACCATTAGACTTTACGATTATCTTATCTTCTTTTATTTGATCAACATATACAATTGGGTTAATGGATATTAATTTATTTTTAAAGGCATATTTAAAAAGACCACTAAACCATCCAATACGGTTGTTACAGGTAAAAGCAGACCAAGTACCTGCTAAATATTTTTCATTGATAAATCCATTTAATTCTTCATCAGTAATTAATCTAATATCATTGTTTAATCCTTTATTTTTAAAATATGGGATAAATTGATTTTCAAAAAAACGTTGATATTTCTCGGCAGATATTTCTTTTGATGGTATTGGATTATTGTAATTTTTCGCATCAAACCACTTTTTAAAAACATCTTCAAGGGAATATTTTGTGGATTCAATTATTTCCTTCAAAATATTCTCTTCTAATTGTTCCTTTCTAAATTTGGGATCAACTCCATTTTTTAAATCCTTAGCAACTCTATCCAACAAATGATTGAATAACTTAATTTTACCATCAATATTTTTGATTCTATTGACTTGGATGTTATAATTAGCTCCAGATTCTTTTCTGTATTCTTTTTTTCCATCAGGAAAAATAATAGTATATCTAATACACCATTTTTCTACATCAAGGGCTTTGCTATCTTTGTTGTTAGGATCAATAAAAGGGTACTGAAAAGGGACTGAATATGTGAATTTTTCCATAATAAATGATTTTGATTTGTCCCCGTTTTGTCCCTGTTTAAAATAAGAAACAAAAAAAAGAGCCTTTCTAAGGCTCAAATATAACATATATTATGTCAGACGAAAAAATAATCTTTTCCATGGCGGGGGTAAATAAGATTTATCCTCCCCAAAAGCAAGTACTAAAAAATATATACCTCTCCTTTTTCTATGGAGCAAAGATAGGTGTAAT